TGTGCAACATTAATTCTTCTCAATTGTTCTAGAACTAATTTTCTACGAATCTTTCTATTAGACTCAGTCTTAATTCTTTTATTCATAAGACGCAAATGCCTTTGTCTTTGTTTTTCGCTTAATTTTTTCATTACATAAACAGCTCGAGTTTTTCTTTCTCTCGCTTCTTCTCCTCTTTTGCAAATTTCTTAATAGCTTCATCTTTAGTACGGATTGTACCAATTCTTTGTCTTAAGGTGTCTACATAAGCCATTGTTTGTTCAGCACCTTCATTATCCATACCCATTGCAACAAAATCTTCAATACCCATTTTTTCAATGAACTTAAATTTAATATCTTGTTGTTTCTTTTCTTTGGTTATTCTACGGATAAATGCAAAGTAACATATTTGAGTAAAGTATGAAAATGCATTTGGTTTACCTGTTCTTGTAGCAGTTTCGATATTATAATTACTAATTGCTCTTAAACAGTTTTCAACTGCATCCATTACCATTTCTTCTCGATAAGTATACCTCACAAAGTTCGGTCTGTGAGACAGTCCTTCAGATATTCTTATGAAACATTTTGCAATATAATCTGGAACAATAGGAACTTTCTTATTTGCTTTTCTACATGCATGAACTTTAACAGCATAATCCATTACGGCTTGAGAAAACTCTTTGTTATTCACGTAATGAGGTTTATCTTTAGGTTTGACTTTAGTCATATATTTTTCTCCATAATGTTATATTATACCATACTTTTTAGTATTTGTACACATAAAAATTAATTTAATTTATTTTAAAAAAACTGTGTACATTTACTCGTTTTTATGATATAATAATATAGTTATCCGGGGAGGATAGAGGTATACTAAATTAATGAATAGTACGTTTCTTATCCAAGTCCGGAATACCTTCATCAGCATATTCATTAACCAGACGGTTTTCATACTCTTCAAGTAGTTCTTGGTCCGTTCTAGTATCAGGTACACTAATCGGGTTATCCATCTTAAGAGCAAAATTGACATACGTATCTTTTATAGACTCTGCTATCGGTACGTGCTGTATTATTGAACTCTTAAGAACTTTAAATTGTTTTGATTCAGAAAAAGGAAACCAGGCTGTAAATTGAATTCCACCCATCAATCCAGGATTCAATCTTACTGGTCTTTCTATAATAAAATTATCATCATTCTTTACAGCGAGCAATCCAATGATTTCTTCACCATTCATGAGTTTAAAATGTCTTATATTTAATCCTTCCATATTATATATTTATATCCCACATTTTGTAATTAAACCTTTCTTTTGAATATATTTTAATTCTTTCTGCAGCATGTTGTAGTGTATAATTCTTTTGAGATTTCCAATGTAAGTCATCAGCAATATCATACACTTTTGTATTTCGGCCGTCTTCGCTTTTTCTTAATCCTCGTCCTATACTTTGAAGAACCCTAATTTGCGACTTAGATGGAGAAGCAAAGATAATATTATGTAGATTACGAATGTTAATACCAGTGCTAAAAGTTCCAATGGAAGCAACAATAATGGCGTTCTTTTCTTTTTCAGTAATCTCACGGATTGATTCTCTTGTATCGACATCTGTTTCTCCTGAAACGTAAAAAAGCTTTCTATCATCTTTCATTTTTTCTTGTAACATAGAATGCATTGGCTTACCATGTTTCTCTACATATTGAAATAATATAAGTGTATTACCTTCTTGGTCTAAAGCAAGATTAGTAATAAAATTATTTCGAGGTTCATACTTAACAATAAAATCCAGCTCTTGTTGATATTTATTCTTTATTAACTCTCTACATATTTCTTCTTTATATTTAAGTAATATAATATCGATATCCATTTGAGATAGATTGTCACTATCCATTAAAGCTTTTGTTGTTGTAACTTTATATACTGGACCAAACAAACCTTCTAATACTAACTGATGAGTTTGAGTTCCATCTAATGTTCCAGTAGTACCAATACGATATCTAGCATTTACACATTTTTCTAATATTGATGTGAGTGACTTAGCTTTAAAATTATGTGCTTCATCACCTATTACCATACCAAAATTAGAGAACCAATTACCTGGTAACTTATAAACTGATTGCCAAGTAGATATAATAATTCTTTGTTTTACACCAAATTTTTCGCGCCCTGAATATATTCTATGACATGTCTCTTCATGAGACCAACTATCTTTGGCAGAATAATCACCGAAATCATTATACATTTGTTCTACCAAAGATGTTGTAGGTACGATAAGTAATATTTGGCCATCATAGTGTTCTAAAAAGAATCGAATGGCTAAATATATAATTAAACTTTTTCCAGATGCTGTTGGAGATAGTAATAACCTCTTTTCATCTGATAACGCGCACGAGAGTGCATCTAATTGATAATCCCTTGGGGTTATACCTACTCCGTTCACGGAAAGCCCCAATTTCTTAGTATAGGCCTCTAAAGCCCTTGTTTGTGTTAAATGTGCTATATCTAAAGCCCTTACCTCAGGGCTTTTAATTTTATACCCTCTTACATCACAAAATTCTTTTAAATATTGTAAAAGTCCACAGTATAATGTCTTTTTTCGAGTATCAAATAATCTTATTTTACCGTCCCACATTCTATTACGATATGCAGGCATAAATTTATAACCAGGAACAAAGAACTGGAAATGTTCTGATAGTTCCATTTCAATTGAAGGGTCGCATTCTATATTTAAGAAGACCTCATTCTTCTTTATAACGGTTACAATATCCATTAGATTCCGCTGGTAAATTTTCTCCACTCAATCATATTCTTTATATTTTGATGTCTCCACTTTACATTTTCAAGTATTTCTTTTAATGTAGCACAAACTTCTTCTAAGTATTGTATCTTTGCTTGATGCTCTTGTATGACTGAATCTGAATCATAATAATAATCCATGTCACCTTTTAAAATAGTTAATCCATTAAGTGGGTCATAATCCCAACCTTTTTCATCAATCTGTTCTTTACTCATCTTGCCATTATAATGTAACCATTTGTCCTTAAGTAGCACCTTAAATTCAAGTTCAGCCTTTTTAAGTTTCATTCGATTTACAGAAAGTAATTCGAGATATTTACCGTGAAGTTTTGCGGAGTCTCTTGATGATTCATCTAGATTCATTTCATCTATTACAGAATCTTTCTTCCACATTTCTAATATTTGTTGCAAATTATTCATAATATATATTATACCATACTTTTAGTGATTTGTACAGGTTTATTTATACAAACTCAAAATTAGTGTATTGAAAAGTAATATCCATTTGAGCATATTCGATACTATCAGCTTGTGCATCAAACTCTATTGGACTCATACTTACTGGAAATACACCATTGAATTTTACTTCTTTTACGACATTATTATGTGATGTTAATATTAACAATGTTGCATCTACTTTTTGGTCTTCTGCATTATTTGTTTGAATAAGATTATGCATCCAATTAAAAGTTTCAATATAGTTATCTAAATTTTCTGTTATATTGATACGTAATGATAGGTCTTCAAAAGTAAGTCTATCACCAGTAAAAGATAAATTAACTCCACGATATGGAGCATCTACAGCAACCAGGTTTAATCCAGGTAATGTACAACCTACAGCAAAATATTCTAAATTGCCATAATTGTTACTATTGATTTTAAACTGAAATCCTACTGGACTTAAGAAATTTTTATTTGTAGTTACTGTTCCCATATATCTATTTATAAAACTTGAGGGGCCAGTTTGGCCCCGTTTTAATTTACTTCTCTACAACAAACTCATTTAGTTCTGCAGCTACAGAAATAATATCCTGTGCTGAGATTGATTTTGTTGGTAAAGGTTTCTTATCATCCGGATGATTATCGTTATGATTATACGTAGCGTCAATCTTCCTTTGTAAGTTATCGTATAGTATGCCTTGCGCCATACTGAGTAAATCGGCTCTTATTTCATAGCCACTTTTTCCATTTGACATAATTTCCTCCTGTGTGTATGTGTATTTTATTATGTACTATATTATATATAGCCAAAAAAAAGGGACTCCGAAAAGTCCCTTTAAAGAATTAGATTAACTAATTACGGTTTACACCATAATGTCGTCAACTCTGAAGATTCTGAAGTATTGGTTAGCTCTATCAGTACCAGTACCGTTAGCAGCTACAAATGGATTTGCAACCATACCATATCTTGTTTTGAATCCCATTCTTGGTTGGAAGTCATTCTCACCAACTGCTTTAACCATTGTTAAAGGTACGTAAGGACAGTAGAACATACCAGCGTCATACGGGTTAGTTCCTCTATAACCTACACATACAAAATCAACAGTAGCATAAGGGTCGATGTAGACTTTAACTCTTCCGTTAAGAACACCAGCAAAAGTATTACCTGTGTCATCAACATTTAAGTTAGCAGCTAAAGCTGGAGTATAATCCAACATACCTGCAGCAGCTAATGCTGAAGCAACGTCTGAAGAACAGATAATAAAGTTACCTTTTCCTCTTCTTGTTTCTTTAGCAATAACGTTACATTCTCTTTCGATTTGCATGATGAGACCTTTGAATCTCTCAACCATCCATCTACCGTCTGAGTCTGTGTTAACATCGAATATACCAGAAACAGCTGTTGAAGTTTGAAGAGCGCCGATTTTAGCTTTCTTCAATATTGTTCTAACAACTTCTCTGTTGATTTCAGCAAGAATTTCTGCTGATAGGATATTAGCAAGTTCACCTTCTGCATCCAATCCGTGGATAGCTTTAAGGTCTTGTGCTAGTTCCATTGTGTACTCAGCTTTTAAAGCTCTTGACTTAGCAGTAACAGTTGATTTTTCGATTGAGAAAGCCATCTCACCGAATGCACCGTCACCAGTTTCGCCAACACCTAATCTTTCAGCAGCTGAAGTAGCTAAACCTTCACCGTATGTAGATACAGTATCAGCTTCGTCACCGATTGTGCCGTCAGTATCAGCATCTGTTACTCCACCTAAACCTGTTGGTTCTGCTTGGTGTGTACCAGTACCTGAAAAGTCAGTATCAGCTTCATTAAATAAAGCTTCAGTACCGCCTTGTGTTGAGTACTTAGATTTCATTGCAAAGATAAGTCCAGTAGGACCACTCATTGGCTGAACGCCAGCGATATCATATGCAATTAAGTTAGGCATTGCTCTACGAACAAGAGAAATTAATACTGGGTCAAATGAACCAATATTACCGCCACCAATGTTATTGGCTGCAGCTGCTTCAGAAATAAAATTTCCTTGTGCTTGATTTCTTTCTTCTTGTAGGGCAACTTCTTGGTTTTCTAACAATCTAGCTGTAACAGCTTTCTTGTAGTTGTCTTGGATTTCTGGAGCTGACTCGTGATTAAGTACAGGACCCCATTTTTCCATTAAGTTTTTATCTGCGTTAAACATTTTTATGTTTTCCCCTATTTATTTAGTGAAATTAGTTATAGCTTGTGAGTATTTAGCCATAGTATCAGAAACGTCAACGTCAACAGTTCCTTCTCCTAATAAGCTATCTACTTCATCCACTGATTCAGTAGAATCATTTTGGAAGTATGATTCTTTAACAGTTTTCACTTTCATTTCGAAAGATTCTTTGTTATCGAATTCGATATCTTCTACTAATGATGCTAATTTCTCAGCTTCAGTTTGTGCAAGCCCTGAAGATTGTTCTCTTACTACTTCGTTCTTTTCAAATGCTTGAACAGATTGATGTAATTTGATATTATCTTCTGTGGTTTTATTTAAAGTCTCTTCTAGTTCAGTAACTTGTTCGTTGAGTTCGTCAACTAAGTCATCCTTACCTTCAGGTACCTCGATATAGTGTTCAGTGAACACTGACTGAAGTGAAGTCATGAAGTCTTCAGCAATTTCAGTCCTAAGACCGTTAGTAACTGCTAATTCGTTCTCTGACATCCAACCTTCAACTACATAGTTAAGATATGAATCTACCTTTTCTACTAGTGAAGACTGAAGTTCAGTTACTTCTTCTTCTAAATTTTGAGCATATTCTGCTTCAAGCCTTTCAACTTCTTCGCTTAACTTACTAGTAAGTACAGCTTCGAATATTGCACCAGCTTTTCCACGGAACCCTTCAGACAATGTAGCCTCTTCTTTGATGATTGCGTTTAAGTCTTCATCGAAATCAATTGCTTCAACCTTAGCTTTCGCTTTTGGTTCAGGCATTTTAGATACTTTGTTTTCAGCATCTTTTGATGTTTTCAATTCTGGCTCAACACCATCAACTTTGACTAATTGTGCGTAAAGTTTTTTTGCTTCAGTTGCGTTTGCTTTCTTAAGCATATCGACTGCAGCCTGAATGACGCCAGCTTTAGTTTTTGGAATTTCAACTTGAGGAGCTTCTTCTTTCACTTCCTCTTCGTCTTCATCTTCCATCTCTTTTACTTCTTCGTCATCATCATGTTTAGCTTCTTCAAGAGTTTCCTCGTCTAAAATTTCTTCATTTTCTACGAGCTCTTGCTCAGCTTCAACAGTCTCTACTACTTCTTCAGCGTTGTTTAAAACGTCGTCTGACATAATAGTCTCCTATGATTTTAGATTTAATTTAGAGAGGAAATTTTTAAAAGCTCTTATTTCAGCTTCTCGTAAATCCTTACGAGGAGCGCTTTTAATTTCAGTCTCAATTTCTTCAATATCTCGTTGACGAATGAGTCCGTTGTCCCATACCCATTCAACACCTTCCATCACTCCATTTACAAACGCACTTGGAGCACTTGGGTCTTGAACAATATCTACAGTAGATAACATAAAGTCATCTCCCACATAACTGACTCCGTTCTTCTGAACGAGACTTCCCATACCACGACTTGATACACCAAGCTTAACTCCACCCTCGAGTAGTCCTTCGACTATTTTTCCCATAGGGGTTTTTAAGATTGATGCCTTTCCTACAACATCATTTCCCTGCCAATGGAGGTCAGTGATTTTGTGTGAAACTTTATCAAGGTTTACTGTTGGTCCTTCTGGATGATTTAACTCTCCAACAGCTCTCCCTGTTTTAACTTGTTCGGTAACATACTTATCTACGGCTTTCTCCATAGTTTTCTTTTCGTATATTCTACCATTTCTGTTCTTTTTATTCGATTGCATGAACACACCTTCGATATAATAGTCCTTAGAACCATCTTTCTTTTGTTCACAAATCGTTTCTATATTTTGTTCTACATATTCTGTAATTAACTTCATATTAAATACCTAGTAGTTTTAGGATTTTATTCCTCTGTTAGTTTTTCTTCAGCTTTTTTCTGAATCATTCCTGACGCAATTTCTATTTTCCTTGCATCAAGAGCTGCTGTCATTTTATCAGCCATAAGAGTATTAAACTGCTTATTAGCTGAAACGTTATTTCCATCATTTAAGTCTTTTATCAAATCATTTACATTTGTCATTTTTATTTCCTTTGTTTATATATTTATAAAAACTTATGTCCCATTAGTCATCCCAACGTGGGTCATCTCCATCAGGTGCATCATTTTCACCATCTTTAGTTTCCTGGTCGATTTGTTTTTGAATTTCTTCAATTTCATCGTCAGTTTGTCTCAATACGTTTTTACGTATCCACTCATTAGATATGTATTTTCCTACATATTCATCTAAGGAACTTAACATATCAAATCTTTCTCTTAACATTTCTGATTGTTTTAATTCTGAAAAATAGTTATCTTCTATAAAATTAAAAGCAATACTTTCTTTCCATTCTTTCCAATCACTTTCGGTAATAATACCTTTTAATAAGAGCTGTGTTTTAAGTAATTGCATAAACAAATCAGAGAATCTTTTTCTCAATCTATCTACAAATTTCTTAAACTTTACTTCGTCTCTTGTAATCTCAGAAGTTCTTCCAAGACTAAATTGAGCTTCTTGTTCTAATCTATTCACTGGAACATTTAATGATTTATATAATTTCTTTTGGAAATATATAATATCATCTATTTGTCCTAAGTTTTCGCCGCCTGGTAGCGTGGTGATTTCAGTTCCTCTACCACCTTCTCTACGTGGTAAAAAGAAATCTTCTAACATACTCATATGTTTTCTATCGTCTTTGATATCACCAGTCTTAGCATCATATACCAATTTGTTTCTATATTGATTCATAATACCTCTTAGGTATTCTTCAGCCTTACCTTTTGGTAAGTTACCAACATCAATATAAAATATCCTACGTTCTGGGGCACGTGATATTCTGTATATTACCAATGAATCTTCCATCATTCTCAATTGATTCACTGGCTTTAATGCCTTATGTAAGTAAGATAAGATTCTTTTTCTGCTTGGGTCCATTACACCTGATGTACAATATGCTATTGCATCAGGATATATTTTTAATCCTTGCTCTGCTCCATTCATTGCTTTGTCTTGGAACAAAAAGAACTCATCAACTTTTTCTATTATCTTTGCACCTGTTTTAGGGTCTTGTTTTTCCTCAACCTCTTTTACTTTTCTAAGTTTGGTTGGGTCAATATACCTTAACTCTTTTATACCTTTTTTAGGAGAGCTATTATCGATAATGATATGATATGGTAATCTACCATCAATGTACCATTTACGATATATGTCATGTGCATATGCATTAAAGTTTAGTAGCTTTAATACTTCGTTAAACTCATTTTTTACTGATTCTTTTAATTTATCTGATATTTCTAATTCGTCAAGAATGATATTGACTGGTGATTCATCATGGTCACCAACAATTGATTCATTAATTATATCTTCAATTGCAGCATCACATTCTGGTTGTGATGCAATATCTCTATATTTTAAAATTAAATCAACTTCATTCTTAACCTTGTCGCCGTCCATATCAATGTACGCGCCAAAGTGACCGCCAGCTTGAATAACACCTGAGCCGTCTTCATCAGTTTTTGGTACAAATGAAGGTAATTCTTTACCCTTTGTACTTTTTCTATTGATTTCGAATCCAAAAAATTCTGCCATGTTTTACCTCATATTATTGGAGGGGACATTGCCCCTCCTCTAATATTATTTATATACCTAAGAAGTAGTGTCAGATTCCCAGTATTGTACTTGGAATTCAACAGTGAACTCTTCAATGGTATTTTCTGAATCATAACTCACTTCTATCTCAGAAATGTTAGTAGGAAATAGACCTCTAAAGTCATATCTCTTTGTAACTTCTCCAGCCTTATTCAATTGCTCAACAATTGCATCAGCTTGATAGTCAGTAGGATTAGATAATCCTGTGTTTTCGTTATTATTATTAATACCATTCATCCAACGTTCCATTGCGTTTCTTACTTCGAAACCAACGTCATTGATAACAGTAATTGTCCAAGGGTCAAATGTTCTGTCACCAGCTATTTGCAGTGTTCTACCTCTGAATAATACAGGGATAGGTGCTATAATTGATGCAGGCATTTGAGCAGTTTTACACATAAATGATGTAAGTTCTACATCACCTTGTGCATAACCTGGATAATTCATAGTTACTTTAAACAGGTTGGACCTTGCGCCACCACCTACTAATTTAGATTTAAAATCATCTACGCCTAAAATTGCCATGTCTTATCTCCTATGAACCTGAAATCTCGGAGAATTCTACTCCGGACCTTGTTGCTACGAAGCTTAATGTAATAAAGTTAATAGACCTTGCAGGCTTGACAAAAATGTCTGCTACAAATTTATTACCATCTACTACCGCTTGTGTGTTGTTAGTGTTGTCACAAACTACTAAAAAGTCTGTTAGTCCACGTCTACCTTTTACGTCTCTTAAGAACGGTTCAACTAAATTTCTGAACTGTGCTCTTGTAAATTCATCATTGAATTCAAATAGTTGTGCCTTAGCAGCAGTACTAATTGCTTTTTCTAATGTAATGAATAATCTACGTACGTTAATTCTGTCGAATGATGAAGGTCTATTTAATAAAGTTTTGTCACCAAATAATATTGTACCTTGTCCAGGTAATGATACTATTGGATTGACTCTTGCTTTATAAAGTGTATCTCTATCTGCTTTCTTCGGATTAAACGCTAATTTGGTTACTCCTAAAAGTTGACCTCTGTTAACCCCAGCTGGTGAGAACCATGCATCTGCCACGTTATCTGTGTTAGCACATAATCCTGCTTGGTGACCTGCAGCTCCAATCCATCTGTATACATCGTTATATTTGTCATATACATAAAGAGCTGTTGAATCACATGAAGCATAAGAAGATGAAGTTAAACCATCTGCAAATGCTTTAACATCTGCTGCTGGTGTTGAACTACCTACTGTGTCTTCAATTGGAGGTGATACAAATGCCATACAATCTTTTCTAGAATTTGCAATTGATATTAAATCTTCTGCAATTGCTTCTTCGCCATTAGCGTCAGGAGCTGCAAAAAGTAAATTAACATCTTCAGTTTCTGAATCTTCTAGAAGGTCGAAACCTAATGCAATTTCTCCAGTTGTAGGAGTGTTATCGTCTGAGCCACCTGAAAGTGAACTCGTTAAAGCCGTTGTGCTAGTAACAAAAGTAGTATTAGCTGATACAGTTTCACCTGCATCTGTTAGGTTAGTGTCATGAGCTGCCCAATATATATACGCAGATTGTTGATTAATAACATCTTTGTAATAATTGGTTGAACCATCAGATTTCTTAGCATCAGATGCTTGAGAAAGATATCCAAATGATTCTAATACAGTTCCAACTTCACCAGAAATAG